TCATCTACCGAAACAATTGCGTCTAATGCACTTATTTTTTTATCAGCCATCTATAATAGTATTTTGCTTGTGTTATCTTCTTGAAGTAAAAAATCACCGCTTTCAAGTAATAAGTAAGCGATTGCTTCAGGTGCTTCAATTTCATATATTTTCTCATTAAGTTCAACGGTGTATTGTGTCGCTGCCGTTGGGTCAAAATCAACCTTTACAATTCCCCTTTCTACTAACTCATTAGCAAGAGCAGGGTCAGTGTTCGTGTCAGATGTTTGAGCGTATATTTTGTATTCATACTCTCCAGCGTCTAAGGTAATAGTCGTTCCCTCTGTGATTTCAAACTTGTTATACCGGTCAGTGTAGGAACTTGAATCTGTAAGGATGAAATTGTAAGTGACAGCCGTTAATCTATGCTTTAGCGAGAACAAATAGTAAGGGTTGAGAATCGTTGTTTTCTCCCCAAGAGTTAAGTACCAGAACTTTGTTTCCGCTTTATTCAGTTGCAGCATCTATATATAATTAAGATTTTCCGCATTTTGGCGTAAAAAAAAGAGGAGAGCCGAAGCCCTCCCCTATTAGAAACTATGAAAACAAGAAATTAAATTCCCAACGTAGTTGCAACAGCAGCCTGTACCAAGTATGGAGATTCAGCCTCAATCGCACTTAAAGTGAAATTGTAGCCTTGAACGTCACCCATTGCAGTACCTGACTCAGAAGTCATTGCAGTGATGTCGCATCCGTACTCATTACCAGCTAACCAGTAGTTATCGTTGTTATCCTTTACGATACAGAATACACGATTCTGAGCAAGGAGCTTTAACTCATTACGCTTTGTTGTTGACAACTTACGCAAACGAGCAACGATATCAGATTGGTTGAATACTGTTCCGTTCTCTTGTGAAACATTTGTAGTGGTAGTCATGCTACCCACGCCCTTCGGAAGCTCATAGGTGTAAACATCCCCTGAAGCAACTGTTGTAGCTGTTACCTCGCCACCGCTTACGGTGAACCCGGTAGAAGCCCAGTCGATTAAATGAATGCTCTTGATTCCACCAACGGCATCCTTGCAGTCAAGTGTAAATCCTTGTGTTAGATTACAAGCCATTGGTTACCTCCTTTAAGCTAAAGTGAATTGAACTAATTGATCAGGGAAAGCGATCTGTACACCATACTTCATGGTTGCACGGAATCTTACCTCATCGTTGTCTTGAGAATACCAGAATCTGTACTCCTCTTCTTCGTTTGCAAGGTCAGTACCTACAAAGAAGTTAGACAAGCGACCACCGAACATTCTGTTAGTTCCGCTTAGTCCACCTACTCCGATCAACTTCACGTTAGTACCTGGAATCATGATTTCCATTCCTTCCATCTCAACAGCGTAATGGAACAAGTTAGAATCACGCAAAGCAGTTGTGTACTTCTTAAAAGTGTCGATACCGGCAAAGATTACTAAGTCATCAGCATCAGCGATGTCAGCAGGTAAAGCGTTGTACATATCGTCAATCAAACCTTCGATGTTTGAAGTAGTGATTGCAGTTGCACTTGAAGTGTTACCGTCAACAGTTGAAGCAGAAGCCGCATCAATGATTTTGTTGAAACCATCAAAACGGTTTGTATTTGGGTTAGTGTTAGACGTTGCAGTGTCACCTTGCCACATTGATACTTCTAACAACTTAGCGATACGAGAAGCTTTCTCGTTACCGATTTGCTCCTCAAAAGGAACAGCCTCAGGGCTACCTGGAGCGATTTGAGTCTGCATCCACTTAGCTTCTAAAGTCTTAGGGCAAAGAGTTTCTTCAACCTTAATCTTTCCTACTGTGATATCTCTCTGAGAGAAAGTTGTGTTTCCTGAAGCGTTGTATCCACAGCCATCAGCTTGGAAGAATACGTCAGAAGTTAAGATGTTCAAAGCCTCAGCAGACTTTACACCTACTTGCACCTGACCAGCCGCTTGTAATACAGCAGCGGTTTTTGAGCCGAATAGACTCTTAACTACTAACTCGGTGCTTTGCTCGTTAGTATAGTCGGTCAAACCAGTTACATTAAATGCCATGATTATTTTATTTTTTTAGTGTTTTTGCGATTTTTACAATGTTTGCGAATTGCTCCTCTTTCTTTGACAACTTTGCAGGAGCTTTAGTTGGTTCTTCACTTGGAAGGTCAGCAACCTTTTCTACCAAGTCAACAGTTTTACCAAATGCCTCTTTCATAGAGTTAAAGGCACTCTCGTTAGTGTTTAGTTTCTCCTCTAATGCGTTGAGCTTTTCAACAGCATCTTCAAAGCGAGTAACTAAAGAATTGAAAGCCTCAAGTGAAGCGAACTCAGCAGGTGCTTCTTCAGCAGCTACTTCCTCAACTTCTTCGGCTGGTTCTACAATCTCAGTGACAACACCGCCCTCGGTGGTCACGAGCATTCCGCCTTCTACTTCGTGAACAGCATCAGGAGCAGCAACTAAGCCTTCTCCTGTTTGCACAAAGATTTCAGTTCCAACGGCTAACTCACCTTCCCACTCAACGATAGTACCGTCTACGAGTGTGGCAGTTGCCATTTCAACTTCTTTCTTTTCTTCTTCACCAAATAGAAGTGAGCGAATTTCGGTCAATACTTCTTTTGAATTCATCTATATATATTTAAGGTTTTAAAATAAGTGGCTCAGTTTTTACCATCCCATTTCTCGACAGCCTTCTTAACAGCGTTGTAAATTGCGTTTAATTGCCTTTCTTCTTCGTTAACATCAAAGTCAAAAAAGCCCTCAACTGAGAAGCCTTTAAACTCTCCGTCTTTTACCCTTGCCCAAATGTCATCATCGTTAACTATATAAGATAAGAACCAACTACCATCAGCTACCTCATCATATCCCTTTGGTGGGTATTTCCCACGCTCACGATCAACGATATAAGACTCAAACAATGAAAGCCCTTTTGTTTCCTTTTCGTGGTGGATGTTTACTGAATCATACAGGTCAGACTTTGCCCATTTCTTGGCGATTTGGAATATAGTGTCAGCATCAAAGTAAACATAGTATTCACCCCTTGCCGCATCGTAGCGATAGATTCTTTTCTCTGCTTCCATTGCCATACCGGTGATGATTCTTTTCTCCTCGTCTTGAATCGCAAAACCAATCTGATGGCTGTGTGCTTTTAACGGAGTTTCAATATCAGTGTGTGCTTCCTCTGCTGAACATGGCATCCACTTATCACCCATTTGGTGAGAACCTGTGCAACCTACCTTCTCAGCATACGCTTCCGCCTCCTCTTTAGTGTTAAACAATGGCAGGTCCTCAGTGATGTATCCTGGTAAGGTTGAAACCTCAACATCATACTTTTGTTTCTTCTTTGCCTTGCTCAATTCCAATTCCTCAAGCTTTCGCTCTGTGTATCTAAGCATTTCATCTCCACCCCATAACAAGTAAGAGATTGTTCCACACGCTTCTGTGTCGCTTGGGTTGTAGTATTCCTTTGCTCTGCTTAAATATGAGTAAGTGCGTTTTATCGTTTCTAATGAAAGGTTTTCACGAGCAACTAATTGCCTTGCTCTGTTTTTTCCTACTAAGGTCGCACAATCATTCCCAAGCTTTTCGTTTAGGTTGATTCCACGTTGAGCGTTTTGACTTGCTGCCTTTGGGTAATCATCAAAGAACTTCTCACCTTTCCAATAATTGTAGCAAATAGCGACTGCCTGGTCTTGATCGTATCCTTCACCTGTTACCACTTTAACACATCGGCTGATAAAGTCATTCTCAGACTCTCCGCCTCGTGGGTTCACAAAGTCTTGGTTGAAGTATTGAAAATCTCTCTCAATGGCTGGATTGGTTACAAGGCTAACAAAGTTTACCCCTGTTTCATCCTCTTCATTGATGACTAACTTGTATACTGGTAGTTTGTCCATTTTATATAATTAATTTTTTGAGTTTATTGGTTTACTTTACGATTGACACATCCTCTGTGACTTTCACTTTTTCTTGGGTGTTGCTGATGTCGTATTCAGTGACATAAATTCTCTGTTGTCCTGTGAATTGCTCTGTTC